AATATTAGAACGTGGGCGAGCTAAGCTCCGGCGTAGCTAAGGCTGCTGCGTAGCGTAGTGGTACCTACCCTCCCAGGGGTACACACCGCCGCGCGTGTCGAAAAATTCGCCGCCGATAACCGGGAAATTGTATTAGAGTCCCAAAACGGAGAGAGAAGGTTCACTTTATCAGCGCACTCCGACGCGCCTATTAGACATAAAAGCGGGGGTATTTACGGAAAGGTATAAAATGAGACTCTAATTGAGTACCGATATATCGGTACTCAATTTACCTATTGGTACTCAATATTTTTTACCTCTTTTTACCCATTTACCATTTACCGCCCAGTAAATGGTAAAACACCTCAGTCACCTTCGAACGATGTCGTTCTCGGTTCTATTTTAGTTTTTTCTTTTTTTTATCTCCTCTCAAACGATGACGTTTTCGAGTTTTTATTTTTTTGTTTCTTTTTATTTTTTCTCTTTCCTCGGGTTTCCTGTTTCGGGTCGCTGCGCTCCCATTTCTTTTTTTGATTAGTAGTTCTTTCCTTATTTTCTTTTTTCTTTCCTCTTCAGTTCAGTTTTCTCTTTTTCTTATCCTTTTTCTACTCCTATCCGTATATAGAGGCATATACGGTACAAACCCATGTATAGAAGTCTCAAACCAACATCAAACACATGAAGTACATCTCCATCATATCTTTAACCCTTTAATCCACAATCACATGATCAAGGATCACTAACAACCACATAACAACACAAAATATCTCATCATTGGATCTATAAACACAGCCATAATAACCAATTCCATCCAATAAGCAAAAATGACAAGGAGCGGGACAACCAAGCAGGGAGTCAGGTTCACAGTCGACGTACGCATCATGGAGGACATGAAGATATTCATTCACATGAGGTTGGTATCCACCAAGTCATCAGCGATCATCAAGTATGAAGGGATCGTCAAGTACACGTACGGAGACATGCACGTTCCATTCGACTTCAACGGCTTTGAAGGGAACATCATAGCGAATTTCCTATTCGCAAACAACGGGGCAAAAATAGATGAGATCGAGATAGAAGACATAATTCAAAGGCTTGATATACTTGTACTAGAAAACCCAGATATTCTAGGAATAAATGTAATCGAACCGTACGTATTCAATAAAACATTCACCGTTTAAATTCCAAACACAGACCAGCAAGGCATAATTACACACATATCACTTACAACAGACAGAGCCCTAAACCACATAAAAGGCCAATTTCAAAGGCCCAAACACTTCCAAGCCCATTAACTTGGCCCAATACAAGTCAAATCCAGTCCAAACAAGCAGTGGGACCCACTGCGTTCGCCAGAGGCACCGCTCGCCCACGGT